TACAAAGATTGCTTGTGGTGCAGAGCCGTGCAGTTCTATCCAAGCTTCTATTTCTTCTTCGATGTCTTGCAACGAAGGCGACGGATCAAAGTTGAATCGAACATGCCCTGCACCATCAGCGAGTGCATCTTCCAAAAGGACTGATGCATCAGAGTCCATCATCTTCTCAACTTGTGCGACTTCTTTCTCCATAAGGATTGCCCCTGCACGAGTGGCTATTGTTCGGGAGTCAGAGTCAGCCGAGAAGTAGAGTGACGGAATCTTAGATTGAATTGCGTACCACAGTGCAAGTAGTGTCTTACCACCACCAGGTTGTGCTGCTATCAAGTGCAACTGCGCTTGACGAAACACAACTTGTGACTGAGTAAGTTGAGGCAGAATCTCTGGGAGCATATGTCCAGCAGGAGATTCAACCCCCACTACTTGCAACAGTGAACGCATGTTACTTAGCCCAGATAGTTTCTGCTTCTACTGCACCAGGTGTGAAAGGCTTCGGTCCCTTAGCTGGGTCGAACCAACCAACGTAAGCCTTGCCAGCCTTGGAAGTACCCTTCTTCTTTGCATACTTTCCACGACCGTCTGGTAATGCTGGCGCATCTGGATGTCCATATGTCCATTCATTACCGTAGCGATCCATGATTACTTCAATTGCTTGAGGTGTTGTTCCTGTTGCAACTGGAGTTGGATTGAGTCCAGCATCTTGTAGCACTTGAACTGCTGCAGGTGTTGCAGCAAATGCTCCACCTGACGCACCGCCTGAGCGGTTGTTAAGTGATTGTTGTAGTTCAACAGCAGAAGCAATTGCTTCAACTGCTGCGGTTAGGTTAGCTCTAAACTCACTAACACTATTACCTCGGACGGTGAATAGGTCAGTTGAATTCAACTTACCTGTATACGAGAACATAGATTCAGTCATCTAGTTCATCTCCTTTTCTTTTTCCCTGGATTTGTAATGGGAAATCTTTGCCTCCCATTGCAGGACATTGTGCCGTAAAACTGCACATCCTGCAGGAGTCACCAACTGATGGAGGAAACCAACCCTCCCAAACGGCAGCGTTCATTGCGCCAAATACGTAATCAAAATATTCCATTGTCAGATGTGACAGGTCAATCAGTTCATCGAGCTCGCCTTTGCGAGTCATGAAGAAGGCTCCCCACTTAGGGCGGATGCCATAACTACGTTCAATACCAGAGGCATAAAGACCTGCTTGGATTGCACCGAACGGAGTCCTAGAACCTGTCTTGTAGTCCACGATAACGAGGTCTTCCCCTACCTTGTATATCGCATCAACTACCATGCGTACTGGTGTACCCCCGAAGTGTACATCAGCAGCCCATTCAATTCCAGGACGTCCGTCGGGCATCGTTGCGATCTGCCAACCAGATTGCTTGTACCAGTTATGGTACGACTCAACCTGCTTGAGCCCATCGCTCTGCCAAAAGGGCAGATCTTCCCCATCAGGACGCAAGGTGGTCTTACGTCCTGCTGTCTTCCACTCCGTAGAGGGAATGCCAGTCTTCTGTTCTGTTTCCAGAACGGCATCATTAAATACTTCTAGCCACTTAGTTGTCAAATCGATAGTCATCGGGGTTCCAATCTGGGTGATCTACTGGGGTTGGTGCTGTCATTGGTGAGCCACACTGGGCGCAGAAGGAATCTAAGAACCACATAACCAGCTCGTAGTCTGAGAAGATTGCTCTGATTACTTGGATGTTAGAACCGCAGTTGATGCACTCATTGCTGGGTACACCACGTTGGTCAATCCCCTGTGGACTGTTGTCGGTAGAGCTCATGGTTTAACCACTCCAACATTGAATGGACGGCGGAACCAGCAGCAAGATAGACTGCTGGCTTTTCTGGAACCATGGCTACCTTACTCAGATAATATTTCTGAGGGCAGGACTGCCACGTAGACAGCTGACTAAAGGATCTATGAGGAGGAAGTTCATTCATACCAGAATAATACCAGTCGTGACCAAGATTACTTGGAACGACACGCCTTTCTTTTTTACCAATAACTGATAGGGTTGAGGGGTGGTGGGAGGGAAAGGCTTGCCTGATGGCAAGCCGTGGGAAATAAAAAAAGAGGGGGACAATTAAGTCCCCCTCCTCTTCTATCTCCTACCATTCTGGTGGAGCAACTGCGAGCGCATCCAGCGTGGCTATATTGATGCACCCGACTGCTGGTATGTCATAGCGATGCTGCAACCCTTTGAGCAATTCCTGCAGGGGAGCATCTAGCCGATCATCACCAGCAACATTAAGAGCTACACGTACTTGTGTAACCAATGGCGATCTTTCTTCTGGTTGTACTAACGGTAAATATTTTTCAATCAACGAATCACTTCTTCTGTGTCGATTGTCTGTAGCTGTAAGGTAACAATCCCGCCGAACCCAGATGCAAAAGTGGGTGGGGCAGTCTGCTCAAATTGGAGAGCGCGGATAACACAGATCCGTTCTTCACCTGATGTGAAGTCTTGGTAGAGGACTGCTCCACCATTCTGCTCAATAGATTCAAGATATTGGATTCGCTCCCATGGGTGTGATACTCGTGTGTTTCCATTGGAATCTCTCTCCTCTTCATAGCAAAGCAAAGGTATTGTGATTGTGCGTGAACGTAGTGGTGCTGGCAATGCACGGATCTGCCACTCTGTTAGTAGTGGTCCCTTGGTTGTATCAGATGTATCACGTGCAAAGTTAAATGTAATTTGAAATACGTCGGCAGGGTATACATAGCTTGCAAGCGTTGCTTCAGTGTTAGGACCAAATGGAATTGTTCCAGTTGTAAGAAGCTGATTAGCATTGTCATCAACGTTAAACCCAAGCGTTCCACCAGAGTTTGGATCTGACTTAATGCTCAGCGATACTGGTTGCTTTTTCTCTCCAGTACCCCAACGGATAAGACCAGACTTGAGGTAGCCAGATGCAGCAAGATTAGTTGCATGCTGCACCCATGTACCAGATGATGAAGTTATAAACTTTAATCCAGTTGTACCAACAAACGCTACACCGTTAGGCACGTTGCTATCTGTGACAAGGTCGGCAGCGTATGCATATCCATTGTCAATTACTTGACCAAGGTTAAGACGCCATAACCCAGCAGAACCTGATACTAAGTTGGATCGTGTGCAGTACACATAGGTTTCATCTAATGCAATGTCGTGGACATTGCCTTCAACATTGAGTGGTCCATAGGTAAATGATTGACCATCCGTTCCAATAGTTCCAATACGTAATCCCTTTGTTGTTGCAAGGATGACATACTCATTGAGGTAGGTACGTATCTGGTTTAATGTTTCACCACGTGGTAGTTCTGCAATGATAGTTGGTCCAACGACTGCAGCGGTAGGTGATGTTGGGTTAATGGTATACATCTGCACACGTGATACAGCACCTTGTGTGTATCCAACTATGACAGCACCTGGAAGCTCACTGATTGAATTAAACGTCAGTGATGTATTAGGAAAAGTAAACCTACTCTCACTGTTTGACATCGTAGTAGGAGGCGAGTTTGGGTTACGAGATAGTTCATATAAATGAACATCATCATTGTCATGTCTTACTCCAGCAACAATTCTATCTTTAACATAAGCAATAGTTTGAACTGTTTGTGTTGTTACTGCAGTTGGCTTGTTCCATAACTTGGTTACAGCTAGTGCTGTGCTTACTTGATAGATACCATCGTTAGCACCAACGATTGCAAATGTTCCATCTGTAGTTATTGTTTGTGCTGTGGTTGATGTACCTAATGATGTTGATGTTGTGGATGTTCCGTTATAGAAATGCACATTATTACCTGATACGAAAAATGTTCCACCAGATACAGTGGCAGGGCTACTTGCTGCAGATGTACTTAGGTTTGTTGTTGCAGGCAAAAGCTTGAGCTCACCAAGTGTCCATGGGTCAATGTTGTTAGACTCATAGAATCTGTACAGATCACTAGTGTCCGCGTCATAGTACTGCTCGCCTGCACCGTGATGCCATGATGTAGCAGAACGTAGCCACCAGTTAGTCAATGACTGTTCACCAGTCAATGTTCCTTGGTCGATACGTTCCTTCTGGTATGTCGTAGTGATACGACTGATGCGGTTGTTGTCAGATGCAGCTGATAGCCATGGTG